TCTACGAGTCAAGCCGTACCTTACGAGAGACTTTCACACGAGTCCCACCGACTACAACACTTACAGTGTTGTGACCCTTCTTGCCCTGCCGACCAACGATAGTAACAGAGTTACTATCCGACGTAGCCAACGCAACGTAGCAAACTTTGCAAATGCCTTCGGCATTCACTCGGTAATGCTTCTTGGCAAAGCCACAGCAGCGGCACTTCGTCTTCTTCACAGCAACCTTCGGTTCCACAATCTCCTCCTTCGGAGCAACACATTCATCGTCTTCGACGATCTGAACACCCTTAGCATCTTCGATGCTATCAAGATCACGAGCAACCATTTCGAAGAACTCGGCAGTCTCCTCCGGAGACAAAGACTCCAACCATTCTTCGAATGCTCCCTCAACTTCGTTGATACTGCGATTCAGCAATTTTCCGTCCCCTTTATCTCTCTATAATAAATATCTTCACTTCGTTCAGATATTTATTTAGAGAGTATATAAATCTCAGCCCAATCCATCGAAGATGGATAACATGCGTATCTCAACTACGTTGAGACAAAAACTAGTATCTTCGATACTAACCAAACACTACTTCGTAGTGAACCAATAAACCAACATAAACAAAACTTATACTACTCCGTAGTATAAGGCTACTACTACCAAAGGTAGTAGAAACAATAGTAATATCAATTGATATTACTATCATTATTGGTACCATAAAGAATTCTTATAGAGTCGAAGACTCTATATATATATATACTAAGAGTAGTTACTCTTAGTATAAGGGTATAAGTATATCTTACTACCGAAGGTAGTACTAGTCATCATCCTATAACTGTAGGTTATAGGCATCCCCTAATACAACAGAGTTGTATAAGCATACTAGGCTCTTACTATAATCTACGATTATACCCACCATAACTGTATATAATACTACAAAGTAGTATCCCCGTTATCAATCTCACACACACTATATATTATGCTACATATATTTTTGGTGTTTTTTGAGTTTGGCTTATTATGGTTATGTTATGTTAAGGTTGTGTTAATTTTAGTTTTTGTTGTTACTTTTGTTGGATAAGTTTCGTATAGTATTGTAGTGGGGTGTTTTTTTATTATTCTTATGTTTGGGGGTGGTTTGGTTGTCGTATGCGGATTTGGATGGTGTGCCTAGTCAGACTGCTGGTGTTTCGAGTTTGTTGGCTTCTGATTGGAATACTTATGTGCGGGATAATTTTGATTCGATAAAGTTTGGTCATGTGGTTGTTGCGGATAATACTGCTAAGTCTGCTATTAGTGCTGTTGAGGGCGTTATGGTGTATCAGTCTGATGTTGATACGTTGTTTTTGTATAATGGTACAGCGTGGGTTAAGGCTATTGATACTGTGAGTTTGGTTGATTTGGCTGTTACTACGGCGAAGATTAATGATTTGGCTGTGACTGAGGGTAAGATTGCTGCTAGTGCTGTTACGTCGGCTAAGATTGCTAATGATACTATTGTTGATGCTGATATTAATAGTGCGGCTGCTATTGTTGATACTAAACTTGCTACTATTGCTACTTCTGGTAAGGTTTCTAATAGTGCTACAACTGCTACTACGGCTAATACGGCTAGTACTATTGTTCTTCGTGATGCTGCTGGTACGGTGTCTAATGAGGCTCTTCTTGCTCCCTTTGAAACGTTTGCTACTCGTGGTACTATGACGGGTACTGTTAATCTTGATGTTCTTACTCAGGGCGTTTTGTATGCTACTGCTAATGCTACTGGTAACTGGACTCTTAATGTGCGTGGAGATGCGTCTACTACACTCAACTCTTTGCTTGCTATTAATCAGGCTATTAGTATTGTTCTTATTAATACAAATGGTACTACGGCATATTATCAAACCGCTATGACTATTGATGGTGCTAGTGTTACTCCTAAATGGGGAAATAGCACTACTCCTACTAGTGGTAATGCTTCATCTAGTGATATTTATACTTTTAATATCCTTAAGACTGCTAATACTGTGTTTACGGTTTTTGCTAGTGTAGGTAAATGGAGCGCTTAAGATGGTTCCTATTTTTGGTAGTATGGGTATTCGTGGGTATAGGTTAGGAAGTAGTGTGCCAGATGCGCCTACTAATGTAACTGTTTCTTCTACTAGTGCTCAGGCTACTTCTACTCCTAGTGTTACTGTTTCTTGGACTGCTCCTGTTTTTAATGGTGGTTTGCCTATTACAAATTATACTGTTACCGCTAGTCCGGGAGGCGCAACTGCTACTAGCGCTACTACTACTGCAACGGTTTCTGGTTTATCTTCTGGTACGGCTTATACGTTTACGGTTACGGCTACTAATGATACTGGTATTGGTCCGGCTTCTACGGTTTCTAGCGCGTATACTACGTTTTCGGCTAGTGGAGGTACTACTAGTACCGCTGGCGGATATAAATATCATATCTTTAATGCAAGTAGTTCTCTTATTGTTACTGGCTCAGTAACAAAAACAATGGGAATCTTTGTTCTTGGAGGCGGCGGCGGTGGTGGAGGTGGCAATGATTCAAGCGGAGACGTATTTGCTCAAGGCGGAGGTGGCGCTGGTGGAGCATTTTATCTAAATGATTCTTTGAGTCAAGTTGCTGCAACTGTTACTGTTACTGTTGGAGATGGTGGTCCGGGAAGTGATGATGATTTTAGTAATGGTACTAGTGGTACTGCATCTTCTTTTGGTGGTTATAGTGCCGCTGGCGGTGGTGCTGGTGCTGTTGCCCCTATTACTACTCAGGGCGGGTCTGGCGGCTCAACACCAGCCGGAACAAATAGCGCATATTCGGGTGGAGCAGGAAGAGCAAGCGGAAGTTACTTTTATGGAGGTGGTGGCGGCGCTGGCAACCAAGGAAACGGCGGTAATGGTAATAATAGTTATCAAGGTGCTGGTGGTGGTGGGTATAATGTGTGGTCGCTTGGAACAGTTTATGGTACCGGAGCAAGTGATGGTAGTGCTGGAGTAGCCAATCGAGGTAATGGCGGGTCTGGCGGAGCAAACGGTATTCAAGGTAATGCTGGTGGATCTGGTATTGTTATTGTACGGTATCTTTGGTAAATAAATGTTTGGGTCTAATGTACAACCAAAAAGAATTGTAAAAGAACAACGAAAAGAAGCATGGTATTGTCATACTTGTGATATTGAAAACAAGTCTTACTACTCTAAATGCACCAAGTGTGGGGATCATCGTCCCCATTAGGAGAAAATAGTGCCAAACTACTCGTTTAAAGATGGCGTAAACATCAAGAGTAAAGAATTAGAAGAAATTCTACTCACATATCCAGAAAAAATGGGTTGGTTCCTATCTAAAGGCTATGCACCCCACTATTATCAAGCCTTATTCCACGCAAACACAGATAATAAGCATCTAACACGATTCCGACACCTAGTTGCCGGTCGTCGTGGAGGAAAAACTCTTTCTGCTGCATGGGAAGTACTATTTTATTGTCTATATCCCGAACAATTCCACATGGATGCGCGAGGAAAAACAGACAACTCACCCCTCTGGGTATGGGCAACAAGTAAAGATTATAAGGTATTGCGTCCAGCACTCTTAACTATGCGTAAAGTTATTACGGAAGCCGGTCTAGAGATCGGTAAAGATGTGAAAGAGAATCGTGGAGCAATGACCTTTGAGTTTAACAATGGTAGTCTAATAGAATTCAAGTCGTCTGATGATCCCCAGTCGCTACGAGGCGCTGGACTAGACATCCTATGGATGGATGAGGCCGCATTCATTCGTAGTGAGGAACCGTGGCAGGTAATGCGCCCAGCCCTCTCAGACAAAGAAGGATTACTAATAACAACTACCACACCAGACGGCAAAAACTGGTTTTACGAAGAATTCTGGAACAAGGACGCTATGAAAGACCCGGCCCAAGGCCGGGTTGAGTATCGTAGTATTGATAATCCTTATTTTCCTAAGAAAGAGTGGGAGTATACTAAGCAACGGTATCATCCTCTTTTGTTTGCTCAGGAGTATATGGCTGCGTTTGATAGTATGGCTGGTCGTGATCTTGCTGGCGATTGGTTGCAGTATTATACTGCTGATGATCTTCCTCGTAATGAGGATGGTACGCTTGAGAAACTTCGTAAGTATATTGGTGTTGACCCTGCTGTGAGTATGAGTGGTCGTGGTGATAGGTTTGTTCTTAGTGTTGTTGGTGTTGCTAAAAATAATCAGGTTTTCTTGTTAGATCAAGTTGCTGCTAAGATTCCTTTTGCTGATCAGTTAGATAAGATTGAGGAGTATTATTTGCGTTGGGCTCCAGATATTATTGGGATTGAGTCTAATGCATTTCAGGCGGCTCTTGTGCAGCAGGCGGAGCGTTTGCCTAGTATGCCTCCTATTGTTCCTATTTTTGCTAAGGGTAAGAAGTATGAGCGTATTATGGCTATGAGTCCTCTTTTTAAAATTGGTAAAATTCGTATTAAGAAGGATCAAAAGGATTTTATTGATGAGTGGATTAATTATGATTCTAGTATTTCTAATCCTAGGGATGACTGTTTGGATAGTGTAGAGATTGCTTTGAGGACTGCGGGTGCGTTGTTGGCTGAATCGTTTTTTGATAAGCCTTTGGCTCACCCTAGTGGTTTGCCGGATTGGGTTGTTAATGATCGTCCGGGTGATGGTAAGAAAGAAGATCGTTACATTGACGAGTTTATGGGGAGTATGTGGTGAATAATCTTATGGAGTTTAGTATTTATAGTAGTGGTGCTGATGCTATTACGGGGGAGCGTATCTTTCCGGGTGATAGTGTTATAGATACTAATGTTGCTAATGTGCCTGTTCCTTATATGGGGGACACGCTTACACGATTTGTTAAGGAGTCTACTATTGTTTGGTTGGCGGAGTCGGCAGGATACACTCTTACTAGAAGTGATGCAAGAGATTCTAGCGACACAGAAGTTGTGGTTGGAGAAGATGCTAGTATTGGAGGAGGAGAAACTCCGGTTGGAGATTCTCCGGTTAGAGGGCGCAAAGCCGTTAAGTGATGTTCCTATGGGACAATTGCGTGTTGCTGAAGATGAGCAGGATGCGGATTGGGCTTTGGGTCAGGGAATTATTAATCAGGATGAGTATAAGAGTTTGTTAACTGGTGCGGGGCTGGATCCTAGCGATCTTAGTTTCGTTTAATGTATTGGGGGTGATTCTGCGTGGAAGATAAAAGTTATAGTAATGAGGATGTTCCGGCTGGGTTTGCCTCCGCTGATGCGCTTGTTAAACGTGTGGACGAGTTGCAGTCTGAGCGTGAGATTATGGAGCGCCAATGGAAGTTGAATCTTTCGTTTTATAAGGGTAAGCAGTACGTTTTTTATAATCGGAAGTCTAGGCGTATGGAGTCTTTGCCTACTGATGATGGTGATAAGCCTCGTTATCGTGTTCGTCTTGTTGCTAATCAGATTGCTCCTAATTCTAATGGTTTGCTTGCTCGTTTGACTAAGACTAAGCCTACGTTTTTTGCTACTCCTGCTCAGGCCGATTATGAGGCTATTAAGGCGACTGAGGTTGCTGAGTCTTTGTTGGATTATTGGTGGGATACGTTTAGTCTGGGGAGCAAGCGTGAAGAGGCAATGTTATGGGCTATTATTTGTGGTAATGGTTTTTGGAAGATTAGTTGGGATGATAAGGTTGGATCTAGTGTTAAGTTGATGCTTAATCCTGATGGTGAGCCTATTGTTAATCCTATTATTGAGCATCTTTTTAAGGATCGTCTTAGTAAGATGGGCTTGGATGCGGGAGAGTTTGAGAAGGAAGTATTTGAGGGGGAGATTAAGGTTGATGTTATGGCTCCTTTTGATGTTCTTTTGGATGATTCTGCTCAGGTTTTTGAAGATTGTAAGTATGCGTTTTGTGTGCATCCAATGAGTAGTGATGAGATTTATGCGCGTTATGATGTGCGTTTGAAGCCTAATGCTATTAATCGTTATCCTGATGAGACTCTTCCGGGCATGTTTGGTACTACGAGTGGTAAGACTAAGCAGAATGTTCGTACTGTTTTTGTTGGTTATTTTTTGCCGGGTCCAGAGTTTCCTGAGGGTCGGTATGTTGCGTTTACTAAGTCACCTAATATTATTTTGTATGATGGTCCTTGGCCTTATCCGTTTAAGAAACTTCCTCTTGTTAAGTTTCCGGGTATGCGTATTCCGGGCCAGTTGTATGATACTAGTGTTGTTGAGCAGGCTATTCCGTTGCAGAAGGAACTTAATCGTACCCTTAGTCAGATGATTGAGTATAAGAATCTTACGTTGAAGCCCCAGATGCTTGCTCCGGTTGGTTCTTTGCGTCAGCGTATGACTGATGAGCCGGGCGCTATTTTTGAGTATAATCCTGTGGCTGGTAAGGTGCCTGAGGCTATTCCTATTCAAAGTCTTCCTTCTTATGTGTTTCAGCATCTTCAGGATCTTGGTCAGCGTTTGCGTGATACGTTTGGTTTGAATGAGATTAGTGATGGTGCTGTGCCTCCTAATGTTGAGGCTGGTGTTGCTATTGATCTTCTTCAGGAGGCGGCTACGGATCGTTTGGCTCCTCAGATTCTTATGATGGAGAAGGGTTTGGAGCGTGCTGGTAATATGATGCTTGAGTTGGCTCAGCGTTATTATAATGAGCCTCGTCTTATTATGCTTGCTGGTGCTGGTTCTAAGGCTAAGGTTAGTCGTTTTGAGTCTGCTGATATTATTGCTGGTGTTCAGGTTAAGGTTGAGACTGGTTCTGGTTTGCCTCGTACTCGTGCGGGTAAGCAGGCGCGTGTTATGCAGATGCTTCAGATGGGTATTATTAGTCCTACTAAGGCGTATAAGTATCTTGATATGGCTGATTTTAAGACGCTTCAGGCACAGTTTGAGGCGGATGAGGAGCAGGCTATGCGGGAGAATGATCGTCTTATTGTGGGTGAGCCTATTAATAAGCCTGCTGCTATGAAGGCTCAGCAAGAGTTGATGATGCAGATTGATAATCCTCAGGTTGATCCTAATACGGGTCGTCCTGCTGCGGTTACTCCTGAGGCTCTTATGCAGGTTATGGATGCTGGTTTGACTCCGTTGCCGTTTGAGAATCATGCTTCGCATCTTGAGACTCACGCTTTGTATATGAAGTCGCCAGAGTTTGAAGATCTTCCTTTGGAGATTCAGGAGCGATTCCAGAAGCATTACCAGTTTACTATGACTGCTATGCAGGAGTCTGCTAATGTTCAGGGTCAGCCTGCTAAGGTTAGTCTTCAATTGCGTGGCGCTGTTGGTCCTACGACTGGTTCTAAGATTCTTACTCAGTCTGGCCTTAAGGGTGTTACTCCACAAGAGTTGTTGGAGCCGCCGATTGATACGGTTGTTATTGATAATAAGGATAAGCCTAATGCTGAGTCTGCTGGTGGTGAGGATATTGCTAGTTTGCAGCAGGATTTGGCTAATAAGTTGGCTGAGAAGTCTGCGGTTCATGAGCAGAATATGCAGCAGCAGTACCAGAAAGAAATGAGTGGCGTTGGCTTCCAAAAGTAATACCCAATGGTCTGATCAGGATCGTGCGGCTGCGTATGTTCTTTGGGTTTCTAATGATAAGAATGTTCGTAAAACGTCACGCGAGTCTGGTATTCCAACTAATACTTTGAGGTATTGGGTTAAAGGTTGGAATGAGGATGGACCGCCTGATGCGGTGTTAGATGAACTTCCTGCTCAGATATACGAGTTTGTTCATCATGCTAATCGTGTTCGTCAGAATGCGATGGATAAGTTGGAGGAGTTGATTCCTCAGGCTGAAGTTAGACAATTAAGTGCTATTGCTACGGTAGTAGGTATTATGGATGATAAGATTCGTCTTGCTACTGGGCTGGCTACTAAACGTACTGAAACCGTTCAGATACTTCCTTCTCGTGAAGATATGAAGGAACTTATGGGCGGCTTTGTTGATGGTCTTGTTGGTGCGGCGGAGAATCGTGCTGATGAGATTATTGATGTGGAGGTAGAGGAGCAACCAGAATCATCTGGACTCTTAGTATTAAAGGGGTAATTAATGAGTGAAATTGATATGGAGGGCGCTATTGATGCTCTTCAGGCCGTTATTCCAGAATCTTATGATGAAGATACGGCAACTGTTTCGGATAGTGTTGTGGACGACAATCCCGATGTGGAATCGTTTACAAAGTTTGATCCGAATGTTTTACCTGAAGATATGCAGCAAGTTTATCGGTCTATGCAGGCTGATTACACTCGTAAGACTCAGGAAATTGCGGATATTCGTCGTCAGGCTGAGGCGTTTTCCGATCTAGGTGTTGATGTAGATTCTGCGCGTGATATGATCCAATTCTATCAACGATTAGACTCTGATCCCCAGTTTCTTGCTGGGTTTGTGTCAAATGTTCAGTCTGAGTTAGAACAAGCGGGGTATTCGCGTAATGAGGCTGCCGAGTTAGCACCTACTATTATAGATGAGCGTTATGGAGATATTTCTCCTATGCTTGCTCAAGAGTTAGGGGAGATGAGACAGTTCCGTGAACAAGTGTTGTATGATCAGGAACAGGCTAATCTTATTGGTGAATTAGAAGGTCAGGAACAAAGTATTCGTTTAGGTAATCCTCATTATAATGATGATGATATTTCTGCGATTTACTCGTTGGCGTATTCTACTGGTGGCGATTTGTCGCTTGCGGCAGAGGAGTATCATGGGATTCAACAGCGGCTTCTTGGTGGATACTTGCAGTCTAAGCAGGTTCCTGTGGGCTTAGCGCCTACTCCGTCTGGTCCGTCTACTATCCCTGCTAGAGCGTTCTCGTCGCTTGATGAGGCGCATAAGGCGGCTATGGAGGCTATTCGTAACGCATCTTAAATTTAATTATTATGGAGGTGTGTTTTTATGGCTGGTGGAACTTTAACAACTGTTGATAGTATTCTCAAGGAGTATTACCTTGGGCCGGTACAGGAGCAGTTGAATAATGAGGTGCTTCTTCTGTCGCGTATTGAAGCGCGTTCGGAGGATCTTGTTGGTAAGGCGGCGTTTGTGCCGCTGCATACTGGGCGTTCGTCTGGTATTGGTGCTATTGCTGAGTCGGCTGCGTTGCCGGAGGCTGGTAATCAGTCTTATGCTCGTGCTGAGTACGACCTGAAGTACTTGTATGGTCGAATTCAGGTTACGGGTCCGTCGATGGCTAAGACTAAAAGTGATGCTGGTTCGTTCTTGCAGGTTCTTAAGGGCGAATTGGACGGCATTCGTGCCGACTTGACGAAGGATCTTGCTCGTCAGATTTATGGTACGGGTGACGGTGTTATTGCTACGGGTACTCCTGACGCTACGACTGCTACGACGCATACGATTACGCTTGCGGATTGGGAGCCTTTGAAGAAGGGTCAGTTGTATGTTGGTCAGAAGGTCAATTGTTTTGTTCAGTCTACGGGTGTTGCTACCGCTGGTACGATTACCGAGTTTACGATTTCGGCTGTTAGTATTGCCGCTGCCACAACCTCGACTATTACCGTTACTAGTGCTAGTGTTGCTATGACGGCTGTGCTGGTTACGATTACTCGTGCTGGTAGTGTTAGTGCTGCTCAATCGTTGAATCGTTTTAATAACACGACTCGTTCGAATGAGATTGATGGGCTTCGTCGCGTGGTAAACTCGTTTACTCCGGCTGCGGCTTCTGAGGCTAATGGTACTATTGCTAGTGCTACTCTTGCTACTGCGAATGGTAAGTCTGGTTCGCTTGGTAAGATTGATGCATATTCGGCAACATATTGGGATAATCAGCGTACGTTCGGCGCTACGCCGGGTACTGCTGAGGCTCTTACGATCATGCGTGTGCAACAGGCTATTAACCTTTCTCGTCAGCAGGGGGCTATGCCTAGTGCAATCATTACGTCGCTTGGTGTGCAGCGCGAGTTTTATCGTCTGCTTCAGGCTAATCAGCAGTTCGTTGTTCCGGGTGGAACGGATTATGCGTCGGGCTTTAGTACGCTGACGTATAATGGTATGCCGGTCATTGCTGATCTGGATGCTCCGTATGGTAAGATGTACATTCTTGATGAGTCTACACTTAAAGTGTTTTCGGATCAGGATTGGCACTTCCTTGATGGGGATGGTCAGACGCTTCGTCAGGTCGCTGGTTATGATGCGTATGAGGCTATCATGGTTCGTTACATGAATATGGGCGCTACGAATCGTAGCAAGAACGTGGTCATTAATGATATTAATGTTAATGGTTCTGCGGATGCTGGTGTGTAAGTGATTGTTTGGGAGAGGGGCTTTGCCCCTCTCCCATTCTTCTATAGAAAGGAGGCGCTTGTGGCAAGAACTAATGAACCACGATGGAAAAGTATTGTTGCGAGCGTTAAGGCTGGTAGAAAAGCAAGAGGAGGTTGATGTGCCTAAAGATTTAGAGAAGATTAAGAATGATATTATGAAGAGTAATCCTAAGATGAAGGAGTCTATGGCTTATGCTCTTGCTACTAATATTATGAAGCGAAGGGCGCGTAAGAAATGAGTATTACTGCGTATAATCGTTATGCTATGCTTCGTTGGAAGCGTAGGCGCGGATTATGAGTGAGGCGTGGACTCGTAAAGAGGGTAAGAATCCTAGTGGTGGTTTGAACGCTAAAGGTCGCGCTTCGTATTCTAAGGGTACTTTGAAGCCCCCTGTGTCTGCTAAACAGGCTAAGAGTAGTCCTAAGGCTGCTGCTAGGCGTAAGAGTTTTTGTGCTCGCATGAGTGGTATGAAGTCTAAGTTGACTAGTGCTAAGACTGCGAATGATCCTAATAGTCGTATTAATAAGAGTCTGAGGAAGTGGGATTGTTAAGGTGAAGATTTATATTCCGGGTCGTGGTAGCGTTGATTCTGATGTGTATAAGGTTGATAGGGCTGTTAATCAGTATAATGAGCGGCTTAGTTTTAAGTTAAATGAAGATACGGGTGATTATTGTATTTTTATGCGTATGCCTCGTCCTGAGCCTGATCTTCCTATTCTTGGGTTTGGGCAAAGTGTTCCTCATCCTGATACGGCTTGTAAGAAGTTGTGGGAGTCTGATACTATGATTCATGGTGATAAGATTCTTAATGATATTCTTAAGTCTCAGGAAGAGTTTAAGAAGATGCTTAATTATAATGCGGATCAGGCTAGTGGT